TGCGCCGGGGGCTTTGGATTCGATGCGCGCCGCGCGCCGGCGCCTGAATGCCCACAGTGTCACGGTGAGGGAGTGGAGCGCGTTAAGATTGAAGAGACGCGCAAGCTCAAGGGATCAGCGCGCCGGCTGTATGCTGGCGTGAAGCAAAACAAAGATGGCAGTATTCAAATTCTCATGCGCGATCAGGATGCAGCTCTCAACAACATCGCAAAGTATTTGGGTATGGTCGTTGATAAACGAGAGCTGAGCGGGCCGAATGGCAAGCCGGTTCCCGTGGCTCACTACGACGCAAAAGATTTAACCGATGACCAGCTCGCGGCAATCATCATGGCGCCTGATGACGATGAGGAAGGTTCTTGACAAAGCTGGCCGGCGCCAGTTAGTCTCCGCTCAGCAGTTGTCGCAGTCTCCGCTCATCGCCGGCGGGTTTGGCTCACTTACTCGCCGGCGTTTTTTTTTCCTCATGTGGCGCTCAGATACAGATGACGGATGCGTACTGACTGGTTTCTTGGTCGCAATGATCCTCCAAGGCGCCGGTGCGTTCGTGTTATATTGCGCGTGGAGGCTCTACCTATGTGTCGTTTAATCGTGCTCTCAGCTCTGGTCCTGGTTTTTGCGGCCGGATGTTCCAATGCTCAACTCCCACCCTCAAAAGGCTATGACGTTCTGTGGACCGTCTCTATCCCGGCGCCGGCGAATGGATGGGCTGGTTGCGGAACTGGTCAACCCTCATGCGGCCTGGTCATTTCAACGCTCGCTGTGCCGGCCGGCACTACCACATGCCCGGCAAGCACGGGAAGCAATTACACACCACAGCAAACGGCCGCGGCGCCGGCGAGTGGCACAACCTGGACGCAAGACAGCACTACAGGACTGACGTTGTGCGCGGTCGCTCAGCTCGTTCAGGCGCAGGCCCGTCAGTGTTGCGAGTGCTGCATCTAGTCCCGTCGCATCGCCGGCGCTTCCGTTGGCTCCGAGTGTTAGTGGTACTCAGCAAAGTGGCGGCTCTCAATAAACCTAAGCTTCCTCAGCTCCAGCCCACAGCGCCGGCGCCGGAACTGGCAAGCCTGGAAATAAAAATTATTGGCCGGCTGGTCAGTTCGCGGTAGACTCTCCGTAACCAGGGAGGGTATACGAAAGTGGCAATCTCTAAGTTTGATGGGCCGTTTCGATGGCTGAGTAATTTCCATCCGGCGCCGGTTGTCTATGAGGGAATGTTATTCCCCTCTGTTGAGAACGCTTACCAGGCGGCCAAAACTACAGATTGGGAGGAACGCGAACGCATACGCAAAATGCGAGCATCGGACGCGAAGCGCGCCGGCCGCCGCGTCATTCTCCGTGAGGATTGGGACCAGATCAAATTGCACGTCATGGCCGTTTTGTTGGCTCAGAAATTCGCAGTTGAACCCTTTCGCTCAGCGTTGCTCGCTACTCGCGGTGAGGAACTGATAGAGGGTAATTATTGGCACGATACCTATTGGGGAGTCTGCAAAGGTGTAGGGGAGAACCATCTTGGAAAGCTCATCATGCAGATTCGGAGTAAACTCTCTGAATAATGAGCTTCCTAGTCTCCAAAAAGAAAGCAGCTCGCGAACTAGATGAGCGCCGGCGCGCACGCGCGGAGCTGTTGCAATACATTATCTACACTTCACAGGATTACAAGCTCTCTGAATTTGCGCGGATGGTTTGTGTCGCGCTCGATAAGTTCCTTGTGGATGTGCAAGCGGGCAAACGGCCGGTTCTGGTTCTTCAAGCTCCCCCACAACACGGCAAATCTGAGATTGTTTCACGTAAACTGCCGGCGTTCATCATGGGTTTGTTCCCTGAGTGGCGTATCGCGTGTGCGAGCTATGACACCAAACTGGCAAATGGGATGGGTCAAAGCGTTCGCCGGAATCTGGCGAGCCACGAACACAAAAAGCTCTTTCCCACTACGCTAGAAAAACGGAAATTTGATCGCAACACCATTGGGGAATTCAACGCACCAGGCGGTGAGGGCTCTTATGTCTCCGTGGGCATCGGCTCCGGGCTCTCAGGCAAGCGCGTTGACGTGGGCATTATTGATGACCCTACAAAGGATCAGCAGGAAGCTCTAAGCGAAGTTACAAAAGAGAATCATTGGAACTGGTACCAAAGTGTCTTTACTTCCCGTCTCAGCCAAAATAGCGGACAAATCGTCATGGCTACATCGTGGGCTGAGGATGACTTGCCGGCGCGAATCATCGGCCATTTTCAGGGAGATGAGCGGCTCACACTGCTACAGTTCCCCGCTATCAATGAGCCTACAGAGGTTGGATACAATCCAGCGTTGCCAGCCGGCGCCCTGGTCCCTGAGCTTCACAGCCTGGAGAAATTGCTAGAGCAAAAAGCTCTTATGTCTGACTACTGGTGGAGCGCGCTCTACCAGCAACGGCCGAAAGCTCTAGGCGGTAACGTCTTCAAGGAAATTGGCATTCAGTTTTACTTGCCGAAAGAATTGCCGGATAAGTTCGATAAGGTCATTGATTCTTGGGATTGCACTTTCAAGGACACTGACGGAACGGATTATGTTGTTGGCCAAAAATGGGGTAAGAAAGGCGCGAATGGTTATTTGCTGTTTCAGATTCGCGGCCGCTTGAGCTTTACAAAGACGGCTGAGGAAGTGAAGCGGCTCCGCAATATGGAGCCCATCTCGCGCGAAATTCTCATTGAGGACAAGGCGAACGGGCCGGCCGTGATTGATTTCCTCAAGAAAGAGGTTTTTGGCATCTTCCCGGTTGAACCTGACGGCTCCAAGCTCGCGCGAGCGCATGCGGTCACATCAGTATGGGAGGCGAAAAATATCTGGTTGCCTCATCCCGATGTTGCACCTTGGGTCAAAGTGCTAATTGGGGAGCTGACTGGATTCCCGGCCGCGGCGAATGATGACCAGGTGGATATGCTGACTCAGGCTCTCCGCCGGCTCTATCCGCTCTTTGGGCGCCTGAAAATTTCCGCCGGCGCTCTCGCGAACGCGGCTCGAAAAGGTTAGTGTTATGCTGAACGCGGCGCGGTCACGGTGCGCGAGAATGAAGCATAGAGATTGGAGGCCGCGGAGAATCGCCAGAGCACACTACGGGGGCTGAGGGTTATAATTTGCTCGCAACCCCTGGAGTGTTTTTGGAGCTGAGAATTGAGACGCACTCAGGATGAAATAAAACTTGGGCCACGTCCGTTCTGTTATTCAGGCTTTCCAGACCACGATTTAACCCCATCCTCCTTTCCGTTCCGTGACATGCCCAATGTGCCGGTAGCGCGCGGAATGGCTCGCCTGGATTACAAAGCCGGTTGGACCGCAGTTGTCTTTTGGAATGCGGAGGTTTATTTTGCTGACGAAATTTTGCTTTTCGATGACATGATAGAGCTTATCCGCTCGCGGTTCGATAAGTTCCATTTGCGGGCTCCAGTGGAGAGAGACTATGCCTAAAGCGAAAGCGAGCAAGACCCCAAAACGCACAATACCTGACAAGGCAAAGCGTACGCCGGCTCCCGTCAAGGAAAAGAGCCCCGCGCGCAAACCGCTCAAGCATCTCTCCGCGGCTGTCTCAAAAGCGCGTTACATTGCGAAGCCGGCACGGAACTACAGCTACGAAATCAAGCCTCCGGAGCTGATGCCTGGTGTATTGCCGGCTGGTGTCAAAAAGCCCCTGGTTGCAATGGATGAGGCGCCATTCTCGTTCGCGCGAAGCGCCGCTTTCTATGGCGCCGGCGGTGGGGATTGGGTTGGATTTCCAGGTTACCCCTATTTGTCCATGCTCTCCACACGGCCGGAGTATCGAGCGTTCGCTCAAGCTCTCGCCACTCAGATTACTCGCGAATGGATCACGCTCGATTCGACAGACACAGCCGGCGATTCCACCAGGGCGAAAATTACAGAGCTGAACCAGGCTATCGAGGAAATCAAGCTCAAAGACACTATTTACCTTGCGGTTGAGCATGATTCCTTTTTCGGGCGCGCTCAAATCCTTCACAACCTTGATGGTCACGATTTGAAAACCCCACTCAAAATCACTCCCAAAACCATCAAGAAACGGGACGATTGGCGCAAGGGCGGTCTAGGCTACAGCATCAGCGCGGTTGAGGCAATGTGGACCACTCCGAACGCTTACAACGCCATTGATCCAGCGAAGCCCGATTTCTACAAGCCCTCATCGTGGTTCATGTTGGGCCAACAGGTACACGCAACGCGCCTGGAGACAATCATCACCCGGCCTGTGGCCGATATGCTCAAGCCGGCTTTCAATTTTGGAGGCATTTCACAGAGTCAGCTCGCGGAGCCCTACGTCGATAATTGGCTTCGCACACGCCAAAGTGTCTCCGATTTGATTTCCAATTTCAGCATTATCGTCCTTGCAACTGCGATGGATGAGAGTTTGCAAGGCGATGATGCGGACGAATTGTTTCAGCGTATCGAGCTTTTTAACCTGACGCGCAACAACCGCGGTGCCTTTGTCATTGACAAGGACCGTGAGGAAATGGACCAGATTGCGGTCCCCCTTGGAGGGCTCGCGGAGCTTCAATCGCAATCACAGGAACAAATGTGCGCCGTGGGACACACGCCGGCGGTGATCCTCTTGGGTATTGCTCCAACTGGATTCGGCAACGTCGCGGAGGGTGAAATCCGCACGTTTTTCGATTGGATTCGTTCAATTCAGGAAGCCTTTTGGCGCAAGCCCATCAAAACATCTATCGACATTCTGCAATTGCTGATGTACGGGGAAATTGATCCAGATATTGTCATCAATTTTGAGCCCTTGTATCAGATGACCCCGAAAGAGCTTGCGGAGATTCGCACGGCTGACGGAACCACGGACACGAATTATATTGACCGTGGAGTTTTGGACGTAACAGAGGTTCGTGAAAAGCTCGCGCGTGACCCTGAGAGTGGATACCAGGGAATCGACGTGACAAAGGTTCCTGAGCCTCCAGGAAGCGCCGGCGCTGGTGGTTCGGAGAACAGCAACCCATCAGCGGAAGGCGGGCAAGCTAACGAAAATGAAGATGTGCCATAATTGAGTTAATTCCGGTAGCTCCGACGGAGAGGGACGCGAAGATGAGCCCCGCGAACCCATTAAAATCTGACGGGCTCACAGCTACCGGAATTTTCATAAAGGGGGAGAGATGTTCCGTAAACCAGGGGTCATATTTGCGGCCGGCTGTCTCTGCATGTTGTTGCTTGCGGCCGGAGTCAACGGCATTTTCAACAACATCACAGCGAGCGGTTGGGTCAACTCCGTTACAGGGTTTCAGCTCAATGGAGCCGCGGGGACCACAGGTCAAACGCTCTGCTCTGACGGAACGTATTTCGATACCCCTTGCAACCCTGGTGGAACCGGAACGCTGGTCAAGGTCAATGGCGGCTCATCGTTGGGTACGGCAAATTTCAACGGCACTACGCCGGCGGCTGGAGTCGGGGAGCAAAATGTTACTTTTCAGGT